ATTGAAAGGGCAGGGAATAGAGCAGATTGGAATATATGTAAAGAATCAGATACTTGTCTCCGATACATGACACCTGAACCCTATTTACAAGGGAAGAGTCGAATCTTAGTTGAAGATTCAATCGCATTTGTAGAACCTGAAGGAGAAATTTGTTATGGAGGTACAATTGATACATGTACTACAGTTACAGTTGTTTTTGATGATAATTCAAAAATAGGATTACATATAAATCCCAGTCCATTACAATTGAGAGAAATAGGTGAAAACTATTATTCCACACCTGAACCAATTATAACATATGAAAATCTATGGGACAAAATAAGAGAATTACGTAGGCAAAATAACAAACTTGAAAATCTTGTGACAGCTCTTTATATTATATCATCGCCTCAACTTATAACTCGCGGTTTTCCTAAGAATCTTGTAGGACATTTAAGAAGTGAAGGAAATGCTCAAGTGAATAAAAAATACAATTTATTATCAAGTATAACTTTACGCAAAATAGTTCAAGATAACGTAAATGGGTTTACAGAAAAAAGTACTTTTATTTATGATCCAAATATCTCTCTTCATGCTACTGAAAATACTGATCATCACTTAGTCATAAGGGCTAATGGCATAATAGATAGAAACTATAATCACGACTGACTAATAACAGAAATCATAAACGACCCAGTGTTCTCATTAAAATTCTCCTCCAGTCGCGTTGAAGTGTCTGTAAGAGTATGATGAAACGAATACCCCTCCCCGAAGGCAGGACAGTAAAGGCACACAATCTTATGTACAGATTCGATTTGAAGAGCCTTGATAAGTTCGGAAACGACCCAGTCCTTTGAAACAAAGTATACACCTGTAATCTGTTTTGTGTTCATGACCATCATTTTTACTCTTCCAAAACTCAACTCTTCCTCCAGTCGCTGCTTTGCTTCCTCCCTACTTTCTTCTGTCACGTGCCGAGTATACGTATTTTCGCTGATGTGAGACATTTTGAGTACCTTACATCAATGTAATCGCACTTTTCAATTTTACAAAGCATTCAGGACAGATCGCGCAATATAGAACAGAAGACCACCCCAGAGCGAATCCATTAAAGCAAATAACGGCTCGTAGTTACGCAGAGTCGCCAGATTCGTGAAATCGTAAACAGCGTAGGTCGCTAAACCTAAGCCGAATGCCTCTGAAGGTTCCTTTGTCTGTAAAAGCAGGTAGGCGAGCGCCACGTAGACGACAACTGCAGCCCACCAGACGACTTGAATGGAAGACCCCTGTATTTTCCTAAACATTTTACCAGAGAATTCTTGTGTTATGTACAACCACGGAAGATCAATAACTAAAATCAATAGACCAGTGAATAGAAGAGACAATGGATTCATCTTATGGAAACACAGAAAGTAAATGGCTTATTGAATGTATGGACAACTTCTATTTTTTACCTTCTTGGCGTAGACTTCGGGTGAGCTTACAAAAGGAATTTCACAGCAATCCAGATGTCATTTTTTTTGATAAACCGGCTTTTGAACTTGTATCGTGGAACGATAAATCGAGTGAATTGAAAGAACCTTTACAAAAAATTATAGAGTCCGACGCATATTCTTTTTGTATGAAATTTAGAGGTGTAATTGTAACATTTACAGGAATTCACTTAATCGGTTATTTTGAGGATGAACAAGACTTAGATCGGTTTGATACTCTCACTACATCAATAAAAAAAGAATTTAAGAAGTACGGTCTCTCATCATATAGATTATCTACATTATTAACGGTACCTCTGTGCCGTTTTAGAACAGTATCCGCTTGTCAGAAATACAAATCTACACAGCTTCTTGAGTGGTCTGAATGCGAATTTGGTGAACTTCGTATGGCAAGTTGGCATATCTCCTACAACGGGTCAACGCACGTAACACGCCCTCTTCAACGCTTTATTTGCCACAGGGGGAATCTTGAACGCAAAGAATTTGCGAACGAAAATAATCCGATTCTTCTTGATAAGCGTATAGCCGATGGCTATGATGTTGAATTGGACGTCTGGTACAAAGATAACCAGCTGTTCCTAGGGCACGACAATCCGGAGTATCCCATAACCTTTGAATGGCTCATGCAGAGTTCAAAGAAGTACATTCACACAAAGGATGCAAAAACGCTGGAGCACCTGCTTTTGCGATGTGGCAAAGAGGGTTACAACCCCAATATCTTTTACCATACGGGTGAGCACTATTCTCTGACGACGCGGAATCATATCATCGTTTTACCTGGACAAGAAATTCTTGAAGGAAGTGTAAATATGATGCCTGAAATGTCACCGACACCAAAAGATACACGACAAGCCTTTGCGGTTTGTTCTGATTCATTAAGCAATTTTTCTAAATAGAATGTCTGATGTCATCCACCTTGAGGGCTTTGAAAGCTCTATCCGAGGAAAAAAGGTATGGATCGTTGGAGACGACTCATTAGCTCTTCGTCGCCTTAATCTTTCTGTAACTGAAAGTCTAGGAAGAGGACGTACGGTCTGTATAATTGATTCCCATCACGCCTTCCCGAAATCGTTTCAGAAATTTGCTTGGGATGCGATATTTAAACTCAAGGATCAGCAAGATTTACGTCTAGCGCTGACATATATTACAAACGCCACGAAGCCAATACACGTTGTTTGGATAGGTGATGAAATGTCCCAGCAAATCTTTCAGAAGTTAAGTGATACAAGTACCACGGTCATTGGACTTGGATCAAGATCCCATGTACCGGTGCAACCGTGGAATGTCATCTTTTTTCCACATGATATGAATTCGCAGCAGATTGAGGAAATGTTATTGTCGCGCGTTGGACAAAATAAACTCAGATCAATGAATTTGCGGAGTATTTTACCGGAATTGAAAACAGCGAAAGCATCTCTCGTTTGGTCAACCATTGACGAAACGGAAAGGGCAGGTTCACTGTATTGGTTTGATACTATGGATGGACAACCGCCAGAGGAATTGTGGAATCCTATGGAGACGGCTACTTTTTTACATGATTTAGCGGATCGTATTGCGTCTGCGAAATGATTACTTGCGCATCAACTTGAAACTCCTTGCGTCGTTATCGTTGATTACTTACGCATCAACTTGAACGTTCCCTTCTTCGGCTTGAAGCCCTTCGCGAACAGCTTCTTGATCGCCTTCAAGCCCGCCGCGTGCTTCTTCTTGCTAACAATACGCCCCTTCTTGGTCTTCATGAGATCGCTCTTAGTCAGTCCACCGGAAGTGTGCTTCGCCGTCCCGTGCCAAACCTGGCTCTTGGATCCCGTAGTTACCATCGCGCCACCCATCATATTATTCTTACGATTCTTGCGAGTGCAGACCATTTTACTTATAGTAAAACTAGAGAAAATAAATTAGTACATGGAAAGTCTGGGCGTCTCGCCATTATCAATCCGATCCATCAAATCCTTCATTTTATCCGAGTCATAGACTCCAGCAAAATGAACGAGAAGATCACCATGTTCCCACTTGGGTTCCTCGTCGAAGCCCATCAGATACGCATTAAAACGCTTGTGTTCATTGGTCACCTGAATTGCGTCTTTGACCTCGGTATCTGAATTCATTAACTTATCAATACCAGCATTCTCCCACCAGATATGATAAATAACATCAGTCTGCTGATAGACTCGTCGCCAGAAATTCCGAATCCATGCTGTGTTTCTCATAACAATGTTTCCAGCATTTACATGACCACACGAATCAAATGTCATCAACATTTGCTTATCGCTTTTGAAAATGGATAACACGTTATCTTCAAACTTAATGGACTTATTTGTGATATAGACATCGGCGTCACTTAACCAGACAAGTGCATTTTCTGGTAGCTTTTCCAAATGGTGAAGTAAGAAGGGTACCTTAGACCATGAGATAGGACGGTCGCGATCCCAGAAAGTCTCATCACCCTGGATGTAGGTGTATCCATGCGCCTTGGCATAGTCCACTTTCGACTTGAGAGCCTTTTCCAAGTTCCGACAATAATCCTTCCCTAGCGCAAGTGTCAGTATGGTAAGAGTCATTAATTTATTACAATCAAGAGTCTTTAAAACCTCAAACAAAAAATTGAATTTTCCGGCGCCCATAAAACAAAATAGCTACACAATGTTTGAATATCATTACAATGACAATGGAGATCTTATCTGTCCCCACTGCGACAAGGTCGTTCCCAAAAAGGAGAACGCCGATGGTACATTTACTGCTCGTCAGAGCACAATGCACTATCACATGAAGACACACGAGGGTCCTTTCACTTGTCGCCATTGTAATAAAGAATATACCCATGAATTTAATTTGAAGCAGCATATGATAGATCAGCATCCCACGAAGGCTCAGGAACAGGAAGAACGTGAAGTATTTACATGTCCTGTAAATGGATGTAGTCATGAGTCCAAGACGAAAGGAAATAGGATTCCTCACTTCTTGCGAAATCATTGTGGAGATACAATTCAGAAGAATGAACTTACTGTAAAAGACTCAAAGGAGTCAAGTTGTAAGCTTTGTTCAATTAAGTTTAAGAATAGGGCGTCGTTTATTTATCATTTGGCGCACTGCCTTGTAGAGAAGAATCAGCAACCTCACGAGTTATTGCGCACTATTTTGTAACATCTTGGATTGAGTTTACACTGAGGACTAAATAGTATAAGTGATAGCCGAGCGCAGCGAATCCAGACATTGCTAAGAGTTCATAAGCCGGTCTCGGAGTATTTTTTTCGTTGGCTCCTACGTAAATGAGAAGCGGTGCGACTAGGAAAACGTGAATTAAGTTGATCCAGAGACTGGGGGACTGGATCTGAATACGAACCCAAGCCTTGTAGCCGTGGTAGACAAGAATAAAAACACCGAGAACAAGGGTGACCGTATAGATCCAATACGGAACATTGCCGCGATTCAAGGCAATGTAGAGTAAAAAGGGAACAACTACAAAAATATGAAAGAGTGAGAGTATAATATGGCTGTCCATTACTATGTAGGAGTTATAAAAATTGACACATAATACCTGAAATCTATATATAGAAATGGTCTGTTTCACTATCCGTGTAATTTATCCACTACAGCACAGTGTAAGTATGAATAGACAAAATGATAGATACTTAAATCATCTAGTAAAACATTATTCAAATACATCTATTTATGATTGTGTAAGTGGAAATAAGAGGGAGTGGTGGTACGATGTTGTTATCTGTGATAATGACATCTCAGATTTTCTTGATACCCTGCCGAGTCCATTTTACCTGGAGTCGATTGATTACAAATACAGTTCCCGTCGTCTTTACACGAATAGGCGAATCTCTACAGAGTCACAGATCTATCCTCGGTCACCTTATGAAAATCATGTTTATTGGAAGGCTGTTTACACAGAACACAACATGCTATTGGTGAAACCGCAAATAAAAATTGAAAAGCGCTGGGTATATTAATAACATAACAACATGCAACCAATCAATGAGCGCCATTATGCTCTGTTAGAGTCGTTTATGGACGACCCTAATATTACACGGATGCGACAGAGACATAGATCGCAGCGATTTCATTACGCGATGCTTGTTCTTAGGGGGAAGATCATTTCGATGGCGTCGAATGATTATGGCACAGCTGCGCGATGCGGATGTGGCTACGGGAAGTGGTCTACCATTCATGCTGAGAAGAACTGTATTAAGAAGATTGGCGATTTGTCTAAGTTGAAAGGCTGTGATCTTTATGTGATGAAAATTAGGGAACACGCAATCACAAATCAGAAGTACTTCTCAAATTCAAAGCCTTGTAGGAGTTGTACGCTGTTTCTTGAGAAGTGCCAGAGGAACTTTGGTCTCAAGAACGTGTTTTACACGAGCATGCCAGAAGGCGTAAATCCGCAGGGTGTTTATTCTGAGTAAATAAAAATGAAAGAAACTATTTTTGTTCCCCCCATTTTCACTTGCTGTTTTAATTGCTGTATCTGCTCATTTATTTGCTGTTTTAGCGGCTTTCGCAGCTTCTTTAAGAGCCTTGGCAGTCTCTTTCGCCGCCTTTAGAGCAGCCTTCTCGGCAAGCGCAGCAGCCTTTATGGCAAGCGCAGCAGCCTTCTCGGCAAGCTTTGCAGCCTTCTCTGCTGCCACCTTATCTTTCTCTGCAGTTTTCGCCGCTGCTGCCGCCGCCTTTTCATCCTCCTTCTTCTTCTTTAGAGCTGCACGAGCCTTCTTTGTTTTGCTACACCAGATGAAGAAGTCCTTGGATCCATATTCGGGCATAGGCGGAATGTAATTCTCGTCATGGACAATCGGCTCTTCAATAACAGGCGGAGGCGGATTCTTCTCAGCCTCGATCATCGCCTGCGCAAACGCTTCTTCCTCGGGCGGCACAGGCTGCTTCAAGACCTCTTCATAATAGTTGTACATAATCTGGCGCGCTTCTTCCGCCTCAGTTAACTCGATATGCTTAATCTTGAAAGTACGTTTCTTTGGAACAGTATCTTCAAGAGGAATTGTCCATGTCTTCCCGTTTCCGAGATCCCATTCAAAGGATGCCATTTGAGTACCACTCACTGAGTGTGCGTCCTTTTCAATTTTATTTTCTTAGTTTCCGTGTGCCACCGCGACCTTTCTTTCCTAGATTCCTCTTCCCTTCTGCCGCGTGTTGTGTCTTAGAATTACGTAGAATTTTTTCCCGACGTGCCCTTTGTTGTTCTCTTTCATTAAATATTAAAGCTTTTCTTTTCCTGAATGGCTCTTGTAAAGCAGTTCTTAAATCTCTAACTGATAATAATATAGCTGCAGCAATTCCAAGTAAGCTTAAAACTATATTTTTTTGAGTCATTCGATGAATTGCTGACTCTAATGTGCTAGTTGTTCTATATATTGCGTATTCTCCAGCAATAGTTATAAGAAACAATATAATAGCACGACCTTCTACTTCTTTTAAATGATTGAACGCATGCTGTAATGCTCCACCGAGGCGCCGATCACAAATTGACGGAAGCAGTTGTTCATTTATTCGTGCCAGACTATTATTTAATATTACTAATTCTTCAGTACTAGTTGGAAGAGAATTTCTTAAAGAAGTCGCCCGCGCCTTCATTAAAGCACTGAAATTAATCTTTTTGGGACTAGATCCACCTTTTACATTGCATACTTTAGTGGTTTCATCTAGCGCAATATTGTATATTTTATCAATGGTTGATTTATTTATCTTATTTTCAATAATTGACTTCATCATAATATCGGCTATTTTTGTTACAGTGTTCATATCATCTTTTGTAAGACCTTTCATAGTTTGTTGTATATCTTCTTGTGAAATTGTTGGTAAACTCATCCCTATTCAAAGCATACATTTTGCGCAGAAACCAGTCTTATATTTCCGTTGTATTGATTCAAAAAAGTACGCGAAACCTGTTTCAACTGTAAAATGTTTACCTACAAATTCAATACCAAAGATTTTTTCATAAAGTCCTAACATGGCGCCGGAAAGTTGACCATGTTTGCCATCATTTATGACTGAGGTGACAAAATCATTCCAAGATTCACTTACACATGCTTCTGGAATAGGTGGTAAACAGAGAGACGCATCCGCCAAATAAACCAAGAATGTACAAAGATCCTTGAGTTTCTCTTCAGGAAACCAGTCGAAAATACGAAGTTCTACACCATGATTGTAATGTTTCTTATAATTTATGTCCATACCAATTTTATCAAGCGGCAAATACCCGCTTTTTGTATGATACTGTTTATACCACCAAAAATCAGTCCGATACCCTTTAACTTCTTGAATAGGAACTGTGAGAATTTTTCCTTCTGTCATAAGCACCGTATCGTAGGTTCCAATACCAATATAACGAGAGGTTGCGCATCGTTGCGATGCTTTCGTATAGCGTGGGCATAATTTGGAAAAGGGGTCCGCTGTTCCATAGAGCGCAATTAAGAAAGGCTCAATCCACTGGATAGATCTAATAAATTGCTTGTGTTGATCTTTAAAGAGTTCGGGATACAAAATCGGTGCCAGTCCTGTATCGTCCTTTTTACCCAGCATAGAAGGGAGTGTAATATTAATATGATATGTGCCACTATTGAACATCGCAATGTTTCTTGGATTACTATGAAAGACAGCAAAGCCAGGATTTAGAGGTGGATACATAAGAAGTCCTTTGTCTCTGTAAATGTGTTTCTTGATTAGAAACGAATTGACCCCTTTTAAGAATCGTGTTTTTGTATCTACAAGTTCTTTTAATACTACCTGTAATTTAACTTTATAAAATGCCTGTGTAATAAACTCAATCGTATCACCATCGAAACAGAATGTTTTTTCATATTCGTCTTTAAAAATGGGAGGACAAAAGTTCTGTAGTTCTTTAAAGAAACTTTTACCAAATGCAGGATTAGGCTTCGGTGCTTTTTCGTAGGTTGTTGCGTGATTTCCACTTAAATCCATCTTCTCAAATGAGTGCCCATTAAAGAAATAAGGTAGAGGAACACATCCAGATGTATCGGGAAACAGTTGCGCAAATACAGTTAAATAACCTGTTTTGAAGCCACTGTAATAATTTACACTGTATCGTTCAGGCTTATGGCAAGTTCGTATTATTGGAGTGGCAGCGTAAATTGGTTTTGTAAACTGAAAATATGTCTCTTCTTCTATTCCGAAACCCCAAAACAATTCATTTGATCCATACATTGTTTTGTATTTTTTGTGTTTGTCAAGCTCTTTGGGCATAGTCCCTTTCCTTACTAATTTAGTTAAAATACTTATTGAGCATGTCTGACGCATGTTCAAGAGCTCCCTCCATCCAAGCCTGCTTTAAAGAAAAGGATTCACCGCATACATATACAGAAGGCATCGATGCGTCAGGATGCATAGCGTCTTCAGACATAATGACAGGATCATAAGAACCAGGTGTCCAATAAGTACATCCAGAATACCAAGGATGAGCTTTAAAAAGAGTGTAGGGAGGAATATCACGATCGGGAAACATTTTACCTAGTTCTTCCATAATGAACTTACCTAGGGCTTCTTCTCCTTTAGTATCCATCATTTTTATAAGAAAATCTGCATTATCAGCGTCTGTATAAGAAACCATGGCAATTCCTTTCTTTTCATTTATCGGAATGAAATAACGAATTGGACCGGCTGAAACACAGCGTTCCAAGCCAGCAAACCAGGGTTTACCATCCTTCAAAGGAAAGACGGCATAGGTCCGCATCAGTGGGCACATAACCAGATGTTTGAGGGCAGGGAAATGACGCGTATCAGGGCACGCTTTTAGAGCAGATGAATGAAGAGCTAGTATAACTTTATTCGCATTAAAAAAGGTATCGCGACATTTAATTAAAGCTTGCGTTGCACCTTGTGAAAGCCCAATCATTTCACATTCGGTTTTTAGAATGCCACCGTTCTTTTTAAATTCTTTTACCATTGCGTCTATTAGTTTAGATAATCCGCCGATGACGACAGAATATCCTTTATAGGAGCCCATTTCACCGTCTTTTGAAAATGCTTTTATACCAAGATCTGCACGGAGAACAGATACTTCTGCTCTATAAGCAAAGCCTGACAAAAGGCGCATTGCTTTCGCTTCGCCGTATACACGTTTTAAGAGTTGCTCAAGTGTATGTGTTCCAAGAAGCTCAGCTGGCAAATCACTAATCTCTTTTAGAACGGCTTCAAATATACTTTCAAATCTATTTACATGCGCTGTCCCATCACTTTCAATATACAGCTGTTTATCTGAGAGCGGAAAGGTCTTCAACCCGTATTGAGAAAGAAGAGAGTGAACCATGGTATGAGAATCTGATATACGCCCTGCACCAATTTCCCAAGAGAGCTCACCTTTATGATAAGTTACAACACGACCGCCAGTATAATTATATTTTTCAAGAATACAGACAGATTTTCCTTTCTTAGCCAGCTGAATGCCGCAATAAAGACCGGCTAGTCCAGCACCCACAATAACAATGTCAAAGGTGACCATTCTTATTTTGAGAAAAGATATCTTTTATGTCTCTTTCGCCCACTTACTAACAATCGTAGTATCAGAATTACTTATACGTCCTATAATTTTCTTATCTTTAATCATTAAAAAAGTGGGAATCTGTCGAATCTCACAAAATCCAGCCGTGTAGTCATTCTTATCAATATCGCATTTAAACCAAGTGAAATCCGAATTCTCTGTCATAATGCGATCTAAATTAAGTTTTTTACATGCTCCACACCAGTTTGCCGTAAAATAGACAATCGATTTTGCAGGAAGAGGTAGCGCATCTTTTTCTTCTTCAACACGTCCAATTAAACGTTCAAACAATTCTTGGTTGTGGAGGGCTATCATCTCTTTTGTCTTCGGAAGGAGGGTAGTCATTTCTGTCCTTTTGAAGAGACATATTTCTTAAGCCGCGAATTCCAGCAATAGCAAAACCACCGACTATGAGAAATCCGATGGAGATTAAGAACCAGGAATCAAGTGGTTTTATCATGGAGCCACCACCGACCATTGTGCCAACAGATTGTGTTGTTGTAAAGGTTGGAGGAAGAACAATCGGCTTAGACATCGCTTGTTGCGCATTCGGACCTAATTTTATGGGCAAAATAGGGGCTTCTGCTAAAGCGGCTAATTTCGTAGGATCAGAAAACGCTGCCATTTTACCGGCGACTTTCGCTGCGACTTTGGGTACAGACGCCGCCAAACCGGCAACACCTGATGCTGCTGTAGTAACAGCACCTACAGTTGACTGAATAGGAGGAACCACAGCACAGGCAGTTGCACTGATAAGAGCAAAAGGATCAGGTATACCGAAAAAGCTAAAAAGTGAGCCAAAGAGTCGTGAAAAAATCGTTCCGCTTGGTTTTCCCATTTCTTCCAGAACGCTCGGCTTTGTAAAGTTGGTTGCGAGACCACGAGCATCCATTGTTGCAGTAAAGGGCGGAATACGAGGAACACCCTTCTCAAAACTATCGATAGGATCCCACAATACAGTACAAAATTCAAAGATATTCCAAAGAAACAATAATGGGATTGTAAAAAACAGAATGGTGAGAACAAACTTCGCTATTCCGCCATTCATGTCTCCAGCCAAAAAACTGGAGAGACCAAAGGGCGCAAAGAGAGTCATAAAATATGCCATAAAGAAAGAGATTGACATGAAACTTTCACCCTGGGGTAAATCATCTTTGGATGGAACAAATAGATTCGTTACACGATTAAAAAACTTATAGGCTAGACCGGAAGGACCAAAAAGAGGACGACTTAGTCCATATTCTTCAATATATTTCCTGTCTCCAAACACTTGCATCATATCATAGAAATACCAGAGACCAAACGTGAAAATATTGATTAGAGCCTTCTGAACAGCCGTTTTGGGTGAAAAGAAAAGAAGCTGATCTATGCCAAAAAATCCAGTGAGTGGAAAAACAGCAAGGCAGACATAGAAAATAAAGGGTAAAGAGGAGCCTTCCCAGTAAGAACCATGTGTATACGGAAAATTATTTTTTGCTTCCGACTTCTCCTCGGACATACTACTCTAAGGCTAGATGTTCCTCTTTCCAATTGGTAAGCGCAGTTTTACAAGATATTGCTCAAAGTCGGGGGGAAAGGAGATATGGTCAAAGAAGTCCTTTGGATTTACATTCTTTCCAGGTATATAAACCGAAACTTCATCATTTTTTTGAATTCTTAATCCGGTTGCATCAAAGTCGAGGATAATAACCGTCTTATCTGATTGTAGATACAATTCAAAGTCATATAACGCAAATCCTTTTTCCCACATTTCTTCCCATAGCCAAACAAGCTCTCGTATAACTGCTCCGTCGCTTGGCATCCAGAGAGGTTCATCAGTATTTACATATTTCATTTCGTACTTCAAGAGATCATTGCTCAAGGTGGGCGTTTTCAAAACTATGTATCTAGGCTGATTAAGAATTTCTTCTATGAAGGAGTGAATACGCCTCTGCGCCACCGTATCATGTGTCTTAGAACGTCGTTTTCCGATTTTTACAACACCAAAGGGTGTTCTAAAAATCTTACCGTGGGCTCCTTCGTTAACCTCGTCGCCGTCCATTGTTAAAAAACATGTAAATCAAATACATTTCAATTTTTACCAAAATTAAATGGTAAAGAGCAAGCCACCGAAACCATCAACTACACGAAACACGTTATGATTTGTTGCATATACACGCCCTGTGCAATTACCACGAGGAGGAGTTGTAGCTTGATTCAATGTTATTTGTAAAACAAGATTATCAATACGACTTGCGTTCAAAGAGCCACTTGGCTGTAAGTCTTCTGGCTTGAGAGCAAAACTGTAGATATAAATGAAGTCATCGTTAGCTATAACAGTATGATTCTGCCACGCCTGAACAAGACGAAAATATCCAGCATCTCTTTCTTGAAAACGGTCCATGCCATCAAGTTGTAAAAGCGCAGTTGATAACATATCGGTTCTTACACCTGATTCAGTTATTGATAAGCTACTATAGTTGAACCATTCATGATAGCTGTCCATTAGATCACGCTTTATTACCCAAATGAGTTCTCGAATCGGGTGATTAAACTCAAGACGAAGGGGCACACTCGTTATATTAGCTGGGATACCGAGTGGAGATGTATATTGTACCTGCTCAATAAGATATTCGTGTGATGTGCTAACAAAACGACGCCGTTCTTCTACATCTAAATACACATAATCACCGTATAACATTAATGATGTTATTTTTGCTGGATTCACGGTTGTTGTATTACAATTAGTTACAAGTTCCCCACTGTAAAACAGTTGCTGTAGTGGTCTTAATGTAATATTAATACGAACAGGATGATATTGGAGTGCCAGAAGCGGTAAGTATAAACCAGGATTTTTATTAAACCAGAAGTGGAGCGGAACATATAGTTTTAGAGGACCGGGTAGTGTTCCTGTGGGTGGAACATATCCATCCACTTTTCCAATCATATCATAGAATCCAGCCTTTTTATCGGAAGTTGTTGTGAGATTTGACCAGATTTCCATCCACTCACCGGTTTGTTTATCAATTTCCTGCTCACCAACTTCAATGCTGATTTCCTGTATAAGTGCATGACCGATTGAGTTCACATAAGATGTTGCTGAACCATTTGATGAAAGATAAATAGCAGGTAGGGTTACTTCAAGGAAGACGGGACCGAGTAAATCTCCACGACGAGGTACAAGGCAGGAGAGTCGTTTACCAAAATCGGGATCACCATCGAAATACATGGGTTGACTTTCTATAGAGAAATTTGTATAGCGCCGATATACCATTTTAAACCAGGTGATTTGGGGGTTTCCACTGAGAAAAACGTCCTGCTTTCCCATTGCGATAAGTTGTAATAAGCCACCACCGCCTGTCATACTACCAGAGGAAAAGATATATGATTGCGCTTGATACGCATAAAAATAAAAGTAAAAAACTAAAAGAAGAGCATATAGAAGATGGATCCTTATATACAAAATAATCGTTCATATGATACGGATCTTTTGATTCTAAGAAGTTTATTCGCTCTTAATCCAGACACAAATCTTCCCATATCAACGAATTACATCATGACTACGGACGGAGCTGGTGGGATCTCATGGATAGATCCAATTATCTTTGGAGGAATTTCTCTACCGAATCTTGTAAGTACTGTTGCTGGATTAGGATCTATCAACTATGTATCAACATCCTTTTTGAATACAGCACTTACAAGTTCCCTAAAAGGTCTAGGAACAATCAACTATATATCAACATCGTATTTGAATACAGCGCTCACAAGTTCTTTAACAGGTCTAGGAACACTCAACTATGTATCAACATCGTATTTGAATAGTGCACTTAGAAGTTCTATAGAAGGTCTTGGAACAGTAGGATATGTATCTGCACAGACACTTGCAATAACTACAAATACTGCAAATGCGGCGTTAACATCATCAATATTTATACTTAATCCTTCACGTTATGTAAGCACAGGAGCACTTATAAGTACAGTTAAAGGTATATTAGATAGTGCTGATTTTGCATTACAAATTGGTGATTTTGATGCTGGTTTAATAAGTACATCGCAAGGTTTAGGTACCCTGGGTTATATTTCAACTGCTGCATTTCGTTCGTCGTTGACAAGTACATCGCAAGGTCTAGGTACCCTAGGTTATATTTCTACTGCTGCGCTTCGTTCATCTTTGACAAGTACAGTTCAAGGTCTAGGCTCTGCTGGTTATGTTTCAACTTCTTTTATGGCAAACTATGTTACAGTTGCTGTTGCGAATGCAGGAACCTCTGGCAACTATGTGTCAGTTCCAACATTGAATCTTACTATAAATACAACAGTAGCAGGTTTAGGAACTGTAGGATATGTATCAACATCTTATCTTGTAAACTATGTTACAAATGCTTTGAATAATGTAGGTACGTCGGGCAGCTATGTATCAACCCCCACATTAGATCTTGCGCTTACAAGTACAACATCGTATATATTTGATTCGGAGCGTTATCTAAGTACAGGAGCTCTCACAAGTACAACAGTAGGAATTCTTGCAACAGCAACAAGCGGTATAGCAGTGGGTACATTAAATACTGCACTGGTATCAACTGTTGCGGGTCTCGGTTCAGGTGGCAATAATGGATATATATCATCGCTCACATTAAAAACAGCACTCACATCGACTGTAGCAGGTCTAGGTTCAGGTGGCAATAATGGATATATATCTTCGCTCACATTAAATAGAGCATTAACGTCAACTGTTGCGGGTCTCGGTTCAGGCGGCATTAATGGATACATATCAACTCTTTCACTTCAAAGTACAACACAACAACTTACAGATATGATTATGGGTGGCACAACCGTGACAGTAGATAGAGCTGGAAACTTAATTATACAGGGTGGTACAATAAATGTTGGAAGTATGACAGGTAGTATTATATATGTAAGTACATTTATACAGTCGTCAGTCACATATTCTGGAACAAATGGAACGATGTCAGGTACAGTTCTTCCAGATCCGAATACAGGTACAGATATGATGTTTTCAACGTGCATTATCCCATTTAATACAATGTCAAGTTTTATGAATGCAAATAGTCGTATTAACTTAGATGTTTTTCCGACGTTTGCATTCAACGAACTAAATAGCGGGTCAACTCGTTCACTTGTAACACCGATTAGTACATTTATACAGTATGGATCGCTTGCTCCGAGTGCAAATAATTCTAACTTGTTGAAGTACGTAAATACATCATTTTTAATAGCAAATAGTAAAACATCGGGGTTTTCAAACTACTTTCAACAACAACTAAGAATTCAGATTCCTGGATCAGCAATTTATGGGGCATTTTCAAATGACTATATACTTTATCATTACATGCCTGGTGGTCTCACCATCAACTTAAATCCAGGTTTGAAGGCAAGTAGTATAACTGTAAACTATAGTTCTACGAACTCAGTTTTTATCTCGGTTCAAAATCTACCGTAAATCTAAGGATCTAGAAGAGAATGGCATCAAGCCGCAGAACATATGACACAGATTTTATAACTTTGCGAACTGTGTATGCACAGAATTCAAATAACGTAAAAATTCCAGCACTTTATGCATTAGTTGCTGATGGTTCAGGTGGAACAAGGTGGTCAATACCATCGTCATTTGGAACAAATCCATCTTTTAATCAAATCATCACAACAGGTGGCACATATACGGCTGATCTATCTTTCAATACCTTTCGCTTGTTTGCAGGGCAGGGCATAGGTATGGTAAATGGAACTCCTGGTTCGAATGAGACATTTATATACGCAAAAGCGTTTAATCAGATTGATATTAGTGGAGCTGATTCATTAAAATCATTTTCGAATGGTATATTGACACAGACTGTGAAATTTGCCACTGCAGAAAATGCCTACATTCAACTTCGAACGGATTCTGACACGAATACTCTTTTTATAGATGGTCCGATGACACAAACTATAAGTACGGGGTACTATGGATTTAATAAGTTTGTAATCATTCCCACAGTCAGTACAATACAAACAAACTTATCAGCGTATCCTAAAAACACATTATTTGCCGATTCGCAGTCGACGCAGATTACATTTGCAGGTGTAAATGATCTTATTCTAAGCACGAATTATTCAACAAATCAGGTATTTTTTACTGTGAGTAGTTTCACTGCTGCTGGGTATCTAGCCTTGAGTGGTGAGACATTTTCTGTTTATAATCGGCTGATTAGTACGATTTCTTCTGGATTTGTAACTGTTCCAAACTTTTCAACTGGTGCAATTAGCCTTTCGACATTATCATTTTCAAATGCATCAACCGTTAATTCATCTATTTTTGGAGTATCTACATATTTTGGAGGTCGATTTGACTTTCTCAACAGTTTAATTAATACGCGCGCAACAATTGAACAGTTAAATACTGTAACAGGAAACTTTCAGATATCGATTTCGTCGTTTTCAACGAACTATATGTCATATACAGATTACATAAGTTCAGCTAATGGAATCTTAAATCAGATTTCAACAACTCTTTTTTTGAGTGGAATTTCAACTATTTATGTGTATGATGGAAGTTTTACAAACTTTAGTGTAGGATCTATTACATATGATCAGAGTGATATTAGCACATTAAGTACGACAACAAACAGTCGTATTATTAGCACTAATACTGCATTATCTGCACAAAATGAAGGAAATCTTTTATCGACATTTAGCACTGTATTGGGATTAGGAACACTCGGATATGTCTCAAGCACACAACTTACATCGACAACCCAGGGTCTAGGAACTATCGGTTATATTTCGACAACACAACTTACATCAACAACTCAGGGGCTTGGAACGCTAGGTTATATATCAACAGCGCAACTAACATCAACAGTTGCGGGTTTGGGTACACTTGGTTATATATCAACATCTTATACAAATAATATTTTACAATCAACAGTAACAGGCATTAATAATAACCTAGGATCATTTGGTTATATATCAAGTTCTACGCTTGCAATATCAATTCAATCAACAACACAGGGTCTTATAAATAGTCTAGGTACACTTGGTTATATATCAACTCTTTCACTTCAGTCAACTACACAGGGACTTTATGATGGATTTGGAAACTATTATATAAGTTCAGCTGGTCTTAACACAATCATACAATCGTCGATTCAAGGATTGGGCACGGCAGGCTACCTTTCAACATCGCAGTTTAATGATGCTCTAACATCAAGCTTTAATGCCTTATTTACATATAACTTAATCTCGAGTCCGAACTTAAAATCAACAATTGATAATCTTGGTTCAATGGGTTATATAAGCACAGCAACACTCGTAAGTTCATTTAATGCACTTCAAAAATCATTAATAAATATTCGTTCTTCAATTGCGTATACAGGAAATACAGAAGCTATATTGATGCAAAACTATGAGACTGATAGTAACTTGTATTTTAGTACAGCAACAGTAAACTTTGATCGTTTTTCATCTTTTATTAATAGCACATCAATGCTTTCATTTGATGCGAATATTAATGTTTTTTTTACAGGACCGGTTGATTCAAATTATAATGGAATCTATCAAATGACAAGTTATCTTCTTTGTAAAACAGATCCAGCTAATATTATGACGTCAGCAACATATTCAGATTCTTTATATGCTATTTATGGTGTATCAAACTCATATAGTAGAATGATTACATTCGACATAAATAGAAGTTTTGTTCAATCAAACTATACATACAACTATGATCTTGTCCACTATTTAAGTAATATTGGTGGAAATACAGCTACTACTTTTAGTAGTAATGCCTCAATCTATATGTCTCCAATCAACTCATTGTTCTTTACACTGTTAAAGGGACAAGCGACGATTGAATGTCCACCTGGTGGTGGTGGCGGCGGTCCTGGTCCTGGTTGATAAATATAAAATAGTAGTATGCGATAGATGGCAGCAACAAGTAAATCAATAGACACAGATTTTCTGAGTCTACGAACAGTCTTTGCAAGAAATACAGATAATACAAAGATTTCATCTACAAAAGTTTTAGTAGCAGATGGAAATGGCGGAACCTTCTGGGCTGCTCCTCAGATACTTGGTTCTCTTCCTGTATTTAATGTTATTGAAACATCAGCAGCTAAATATACAGCAACAGAAACAAATCGAACTCTACGACTTACTGCAGGCGAAGGTATTTCTATGAACTCATCTACATTATTTGGAACCACGTTCCTAAATATCGATGTAAGTGGTACAAATAACATTAGTAGTAGTAAAATAAAAATAGCTACAACAGGCTTTATATCAGCACATACAGATAGTAATACAAATACTATATTTTTATCAAGTTCAAAGATAAGCCCTGCGCTTTCAACTGGAGATCTATATTTTCAACAACTGAAAGTAATATCATCTGTACAGGCTCCTATTGATACGACGCCTTTCAGAGGAAACTCACTTTTTGAATCAAATAAACATAGTTTTTACACAACATTTGCGGCTGTGAGTCCTTTAGCTTTATCGTCATTCACAACAACAAAACAAGTATTTTTGTCTATGTATCCATACACTGCAAGTGGATTTTTAACAATGAGTACTACAGTAGGAAATATATTTATTTCATCTTTATCAACGATTAGTAGTGTTTATATTACAAAGTCCGATTTTTCTACAGGAATGTTAAGTTTATCAACAATAGAATATTTAAATCACTCGACAAGTGTATCAACATTGGTTAAACTATCGAACGATTCACAGATTGAATATTCTAACTCAGTCGGTAACACCTTAGCGAGAGCATTTTATGTTCAAATGACAACATATTTTGATACCCTAAATAAAGGTCTTTCAACAGTCACTGCAGTAAAAACTACAATAGATACGATGTTATCTACAAATACTAGTATTTTTATAAATACTCAATCGAGGACAACGTCATCACTGTCTACCTTTGGAGGAAGTGGTCTTGGATCACTTTCTAACTTTACTGCTTATAATATCCTTGTTTTTTCTACTCAACTTTCCACATTAAGTACATCTTTGGGTCTGAATATTTTAACATTGAGTAACACAGTAACTACATCAATTAATAACTTTAACCGATCAACAGTAAGCACATTTAATCAAGTTGGTTCTCTAGGATACATTTCATCTTTATCACTAAGAAGTACTATTGTATCATTACCTTATATTTCAACAAAACAGTTAGTAAGTACTATAGAATCATTAAATATCGTTTCAAGTCAATCGCTACTAAGTACATTTTCTTTAAAAAATCAATTAGGTTTCTATACAGATAGATCGACATTTACACAAAATGTCCAGTCGACTGTAAAAGGAATTAATGAAAATGCTCCATATATATCAAGTTTAACCCTTCAATCAACACTTCAATCAACTTTTATATTTAATAACTATGTGAATAGCATTGCTTTACTATCAACTACAAAGGGTATTATAGATTATGGTTCGTTTAATGGATATATATCATCTATATCAACGTTTACACCACAGGGTTATATTTATACAAGTAATATGAATCCAGCCATATATTCAACTACGAATGCAGTTTTTTCAAAAACGTCAACAATATCAACCCTTACGTACATAAGTACTTTTGACACGTTGGGTAAAATTTATATTAGTACAGCTAACTCCACAATATTAGCTTGTTTTAGAAGTTCTATAGGATATGATGGTTATTCAGGTACAACTCAAAACTGTTATCGTCTTCAAAATTTGGTTGATAATCCATTTACTACGTATGGTTATAAATATGACCTTTATTTCTCAACAGCACAACTAAATATTAGAAGTATGTCAAACTTTATTGTGTCAACAAGTAAAGTACAGATTGATTTTAATATATTTTTTAGTTTTCCAACAAAAGCATCAAGTAACAATAGCTATTCAAATGTAAATAGATTGATACCGATTTCATCTTTTTTACAGTATATTCCTGATAATAGTCCACCATCTTTTATTAGCCTTACAAATGGAACCTTTACCGAGTATGTTAACGCGTATTATGATTCAAATGATATGATAAATCAAACCAATAACTCTACGTATAATAAACGTATATCGTTTCTCTATTCAGGAGATGATATAATAAATACATATCGAGGCAATAATCTTTTATTACATCATAGAGTTTTATTTGCCGCATATTTACCTAATCCTAGTATTACTCTATTGTTACAATCATATCCTTCGCCTACAAATAGTATTTTTGTTACTATCTATAATTAGAGAGAGTATGGCATCATTTAAAAAAACCTACGATACAGATTCAATTGTTTTACGAAGAATCTTTGCATATAATCCTGATACAAATGGGCGTGTTTCAACAAATAGTATGCTTGTGACAGGAAATGGTGGATCGGCAACATTTCAAGATACAATAAGTTTTTTAAGTACGGTGGGTGTCCCGACAAGTCTAGCTTCAATAGGGCAAATCTATAACTCAACCTTTTTAGTGGCAGGGTCAAATATTAGTTTTTCATTGGATGGAAATCAGGTTACTATAAACGGTGGAGCAGGTGGAGGTGGAGATATTGTAGTGTCAGATCTTACAAGCTCTCTAATCGGTCTTGGCACCCTTGGTTATCTTTCATCAAAGATAGGACTCATTTCTACATCACAACTCACAAGCTCTCTAATTGGTCTTGGCACACTTGGTTATCTTTCATCAAAGATAGGACTCATTTCAACACCGCAACTAACAAGCACAACGCAGGGTTTGGGTTTATTGGGTTATCTAAGCAGTTTCAATACAATTTCATCTCTAAATATAAGTTCAGGATCTCAGTATACAGCTTTCTTATCATCACAGCGAATCATGGCATCTTCAATAACAGCTAATAAGTTTATAGGGGATGGATCACTACTAGTGAATGTGCCAGGTGCGGGAGGTATTGCGGCGTCAGATCTTACAAGCACAACGCAGGGTCTAGGTTTATTGGGTTATCTAAGCAGTTTCAATACAATTTCATCTCTAAATATAAGTTCAGGATCTCAGTATACAGCTTTCTTATCATCACAGCGAATCATGGCATCTTCAATAACAGCTAATAAGTTTATAGGGGATGGATCACTACTAGTGAATGTGCCAGGTGCGGGAGGTATTGCGGCGTCAGATCTTACAAGCACAACGCAGGGTCTAGGTTTATTAGGTTATATAAGCAGTTTTAATACAATTTCATCTCTAAATATAAGTTCAGGATCTCTTTTTACAAGTTTTTTATCGTCGCAGAGAATCATGGCATCTTCAATCACAGCAAATAAGTTTATAGGTGATGGCTCTATGCTAACAAATATAACAGGTGCAGGAGGAACAGGTGCTACAGGTGCTACAGGAGCCACTGGTCCAGGTGTGGGTGATACAGGACCGACAGGTCCAACAGGAGCAGGTTCTACAGGACCGACAGGAGCAACAGGAGCAGGTGATACAGGACCAACGGGACCAACAGGAGCAACAGGAGCAGGCGGTACAGGACCGACTGGACCGACAGGACCGACAGGAGCAGTAGGTGTAACATCGATTACAGCGGGCACAGGAATAGGAGTAAATACGACTACAGGGGCTGTTACTGTATCAAATACTGGTGTTCTATCAGTAACACAAGGGTCAGGAATCTCAATTACAGGAACAGATGGAGCTTTTACAATTACAGCAACAGGTGGTGTCTCAGGAACAGTTGCAACTGCAGATTTAGTTTCAACAGTCATTGGTATTAATATTGGTATTAATATTGTTACTACAAGTTCCTTTACAGGTCTAGGAACTCTCCAATATATCTCTAGTTCACAACTAATTAGCTCACTTCAATCACTAGGATCCATTGGTTATCGCAGTAGTTTTAATTCTATTTCATCACTAAATATAAGTTCAGGATCTATCTATGCATCTCTTCTCTCATCGCAGCAAATCACAGTGTCATCTATAACAGCTAATAAGTTTGTGGGTGACGGTTCTTTACTTGTGAATGTGTCAGGTACTGGAGGGATTACATTATCTGAATTAGTATCTTCCATTGAAGGTTTAGGAACAGTTCAATATATTTCAAGCACACAGCTGATAAGTTCAATTGAAGGTCTAGGAACACTTCAATATGTTTCAAGCACACAGCTGATCAGTTCAATTGAAGGACTGGGATTCATGGGCAGTTTACAACTTACCAGTTCAATTAAAGGTCTAGGATCTATAGGCTATTTAAGTAGTTTTAATGTGCTTTCAACATTAAATATGAGCAGTGGATCAGTTTTTACATCAACGATTAGTACGACAGAAACAAACGCAGGTCGTCTCAATTTCGGTGAGCTCTATAATAATGGCACTAAACTGGTTGACGCATATGGAAATATCCTATTTAGTTTTCAGACCCTGTAGTAGAGATATGCAAATATATATTAAAACACTCAATAATACTATAAGTCTTCATGTAGACCCCACTTATAGTATTAGTAAACTAAAAAAAATACTTCACGACAGGGAAGGCATTCCGATTAGTGAGCAACGTCTCCTATTTTCTGGAAAACAACTTCAAGATAACAAGAGAGTAGCCGATTACACCATCCAACGTGAAAGTACGTTGTACTTGATGAAACGTTTGCGTGGCGGTGCTATTGCTTTAACTGTAGAATTCACTAGTATAACTGCGACTATCGCATCAAATGGTATTATTACAGTAATTGGAACAGGCACATATACGTTTGGTCCACCAACTGTAAATAGCTTTATTTTATTTCAGCGAGATACTACAAATGTTGAATTAGCCTATCTTACGCGAAGTATAACTGCGGTCGCAGGTGATTTTACTATTACATATACACTTAATAATACAGATATACAATTCTATAATTACAACTTTATAATATACGCATTAGCCGACCAGAGTAGATGTACACTTGTTCTTAGAAGATATTTATTTATACCTAATTCTGCAGGTAATATTGTTATGACTGGAAATAATATTAAATCAATTACAACAGTGGACATTTCTTCAGAAAGTAAATCTGTTATATTACCACCTATAACTAATCTTGGAGGAAGAGGAGCAATTCTACATTTTAAAGTGACAGACAGAACTCCACCTTACATCGTTCAGATTATGCCTAATTTTTCAGGAGAAGTACCTGCCGTCTATACTTTATACGAGACATTACCTACATTTGATTCTACGATTGATTTTAATACTGATCCTCCTATTAGATCGCCTATATTTAAACTTGATACTGCGAATAGTGTAATTTCACTTATATCAAATGGATCAAGTGATTGGAAAATTTTAAATTATTATACTGATTCACTTAGTATAGCTGTACAGAATTCAGCTACGCCATTACCTGAATCTCGTGTTGAAATAACATCTCAAAATGTTATTTTATATTATACAGATTCAATTGAAACTATCTGTATTTTTCCATCTATTGAGTCTTATTATTTAATAAGATATTTAACAATTCTAAATTCTACAGGAAGCACTAAAACATATACAATTTATTTTTCGCAATATGAAAGTGTAGATGGTGTAAGTTCGAGTGGCACTGGTTGGTGTTATACAAGTGTTACAGTGAGTGCGACTTCAATTGGATCTATCATGTTTGTACGTACACCCTCTGGATATCTTATCTTAGGTACAACTGCATATTCAGGTCTTACTGTAGATGCTACTGCAAGAGGTGAAACAGCATATCCTTTATTATCAAAAAATATTACATTTTCACCTGCTGTAGTTGGACAAAGAGATTGTGAGGTACCCGCTGAACCTACTCTTACAACAGGAACTTCTAAACTCTGTATTTTAAAATCAAGAAGAAACAGTGCTACAACGACAACAACAAATATTTATACACCTGTAAATGATGCATCATCCAAAATAATTTTTGATGGAAATAATAATACAAGCATAACTTTTGATCAAACATATAGTTCGGCATTATGGTTATCTGTATTTTATACAAATACTACAAATATTTTACCTATTAATTTTTATACAGGAACGGGTCCTACCTTTTTTACTTATCTTGATGTGAGTGGAACAACTCCTCCTGGCGAAGGTGAATAATCTCAAATCCAAGCGGGTTTCTCTCTCCGTGTATACTGGAGAAGACCACGATCACCCTTTGATCCCCTGTAATACGCCCTATAGGCTTCAATTGCGTCATCACGCTTATACTCATCATACATCGCTTGAACAAAATCTTCTTGATCAAGCGCAGTATATTCTGGGACATTCTCAAAGAGCCACTTTGCATGTAATTCGCAGGAATGAATCTTTCCATAACGAAACGTATACTCCTCCGCCAACCCCAAAGCGAGTTGAGCAGCCCACAAATAGTTGCCTTGCGACTGACGGACCCAGACTGCGCAAGGATGATGAATGTGCGCAGGACGAAAACCAGGCTCAAAGGGTCTGCTGATTGACTTGGGTGCTGACAGCATAGACTCAGGTACAGAGAGCTTCTTCTGCTCTTCAGCGATCTTTACCGAGTAATTGTGCTCTAAAAGACCAGGATACGCCCAAATCCAATGCGCGGTGTACAGAAGTTGACATGCTTCAAGAAGCATCTTAACTACATGTTTATCTGCGTGTGCTATAGCAGCGACCCGAGGGTCATAATCGAGTGCAAATAGATTCATCGTTACTGGGTCTGACGACCAAACTTATTTCAATTTTACCAACCGATCAAAACGCAACAGGAAACCCCTCTCTCTTGCCTAACTCTTTCGCAAAGTCTTCCAACTTCCCACGCACAATCGCCGTCGGTCTATAAGGAAACGGACACAAGTAGACTGCATTCGACCACGGACCCGCGCGAGGATATGCCAGATGGAGTATAATCTCTCCACCAAGTGTTTTTAACAAGTTCTGTCCATAACTAATTTCAGCACAATTTACATTGAGTGCCACATGTCTTTTTTGCTCAACTGTTACAGCATCAGGATAATCGCGCTGAACTCCAAGAAGAAGTTCCTTAAAAAAAGCATAATAGTCAATACGACGCCATAGCGTTGCCTGATAGGTAAAAACCATATCGTCATTATCAGTCAGTATCCGCCACACTTTACCAGGATTATAGAGAGGATCTTCGCTTGCAGGTCCAGGGCACGGAGTCAAACGTAAACTAGCCACGTTCCTATCCATGTCTAAAATTCTACATGCTTCACTTAGCATATCATACATAGGCTCCCTGTCCAAAATAAAATCATCTTGAAGCGGTAAAACATAAAAAATTTCAGCTGGCAACTTCCCAACTCCTGCTAGTCTCGACTCGAGAAATCCACTTTCTTCATCAGTTAACACGACTAGCTCAACACCGAATTCCTGAACCAACCGTTTACAAACTTCATGATCAGGCTTTTCCGTGGCAAGAAAAATACGCCACTTTAACTTGGCGGCATATCGCTTAAGAAGCGCTACCTGTAGAATCAAGATAGAATAATATTTGGGTGTACTATTGATCAGTATACAGCAGTCTTTCCTATGTTTATCCATACATATAGCAAAGAAACAACCGTTTAAACACCAATCACAAATAAAAGAGAGAAGAATGTATGGCAGAAATCCCAAAACCGGAAAACAAATTCGTTTAATCAAATCAGAGTCATCAATCTGGAAGAATCAGAAGACACTCGTTTGGTTACATGATACTCTAATCAAAAAAAATATGGATCGCTGGGAAACAGTCTGTGTTGGTTTGAAGGATTTTACCGCCGCAAAAGCAATGAATCTACGTGTAGACGCAATTATTCTTTTGGAAAATAGTAAAGAGGAAATCCAGTTTCTCAAACAAAAACATTTACATGGTGAAATGATGATTTTCTTGTCGCAGCGTATAGTCTTTATTATGGGTGATACTACATTTGCAGCCCTTCAGCTTCGCAATGTTATCTGTTTAGAAGAGATAACAGATGTATTTCCCTTTGTTGGTAAACCCTGGAATGGAAGCAAGATAGATGCGCTTCATATGATGTCGTTGATCCTTCGTACTCATCGTTTTGTTGGTGTTGATGAGTCGACTTTATCGCCTGAAAGACTAGTCTATACGAAGAAAGTTGGAAACGCGATCACATGTATGCCTGAAACGACGGAGCCACCTCAACTCTGGTTTCTTACGCAATACTATAAACCGAATAATCTTCAGAGAGAAAAGGAAATCAAGAAGTGTTTGGAACTCAATTTAGAAAATCCACTCATTGACAAGATAGTATTATTGAATGAAAAGAAGTATCAACTACCCCAAAGCAGCAAACTCGAGCAGATTATACATGGAAAGCGTATGACGTATGGCGTAGCAATTAAGTGGTTTCAGGACAATGCTCCGTCAAATACAATCTGTGTCTTCGCAAATTCAGATATTTTTCTCGATGAATCATGGTTACAAGTATGGTCAACAAATCTAGAAGATAAGTTTTTATCACTATTGCGTTATGATGTACAAAAGGATGGCAAACCGTCTGTATTATTTGGTCCGAGAGCCGATTCACAGGACACGTGGGCTTTCTTGTCAGATACTCTTAAAACACGGGAATTCAATTGGAAAGATCTAGATTTTCCATTCGGACAATCTGGATGTGACAATGCGATCAATGTAGAAATGTTGAGGAAGAAGTTTTTAGTTGTAAATCCATCGCTCTCACTAAAGACACATCATTTACATATCAGCGAAGTTCGTACATATGACCCGTCGAATGTAGTTGATAAGCCAATGTATTTTTATGTAGATCCAACGGGCATTCATGATATGGAACCAGTAACAGATCTTACAAAACATATAATAAAAACACACGACATGCAGTCATTTACACGTAGTATTTCATCTATATCAGAGAAGAATCTCGATATATTTTGTACAATGTTGGCGAAGCAGGAAGCTTTCACTTTTGATAGATTGTCGACGAACGAATACAAATCGAAGGAAAAGCTCCAATACTATAAGTTTGAGAATTGTTTTCACACCGCCCAAGGACTTGTCTATGATACACGTCATATTTTTGTAGGAAAAATAGAAGAATCAAAGATAGCGTGGTCTAAGGCAAGGATTAGCCCATTATCTCCGTCGTTTTATGTCAAGAAGACCCTGTCGGCAAATTTGTCAGAAGAAACTCTAAAAACGCCAGAAATCTATTTGCTCAATTATATTTCTAAGATTCTTCTTTTGAAGAAGGAAGTTGGTTCGGGTGAATTCTGGATGCCGCAAAAGGAAAATTTTACAGAGGCTCTTCAGATTTTCAATTGGTCAGATACAGAAAATGTGCCCGTTCTTCCAATTGCTCTACAGGCACAGGCGTGGTGTAATGAAGTCTATCAGTTGGCTCCACAGGAATCAGCGCTCGTTACAAAGGAGCAGATTGATATTTTACGCGAATCACTCTATGCTCAGCCACTCTCTGCACCACCTGATGGTCATTATGTCATTGTTACAGATGAATTTTGTAATGCTTCATGGGTCACAGAATTAGAACTGGAGTGTAATGACGTCAAGTTCCAGTATATTTACATAGGAAAATCAAGCACAGTAAATATTTTAGGAAAATTGCGTAATGCAGCAGGAATGATTTTCAGAGGCGGTCCGAATACAGCTGAGAAATGGTCTATTGCGTGGATGCTTCCCAAAGGCGCCCAAATCATTGAAATTCAGAATGAAATGGAGCAGTCTGGTGACGCAATCCACATGGCAGGCGCATGTGGTCTCAAGTACAGTCTTATTACTATACCGAGAGGAAAGTCTGAATTCTTACAAACGGAGTCGGTGCGTCTTGTAATTGAAACGCTGAAACCGCACACCATTGATACTTCTTTACCGGTGATCTACATGCCCAGAAAATCATTAACTGGTCTCTATAGTCACAGTGGCGATTCTTTCAGGGAGCTGGTTAGACTCTGGGCTGATAAAAAGTATGTGCGTATCGAGGAGCATCCGACGGCAGTTCAGATATGGTTACATGAGGTCGGTCATACTCTTTTATATGATCGTCCCACTCTAGAGTGGTTACAGGCAGCACCACCAGATGAACAGATATGGAAGAAGGCGCTCTTCGGAAATCCACCAGCACAGGGCGACGACGCAACTGCCTGGACTTTCTGGGCACGCAGACCTGAATTACTCGAGGAGTTTGTGAAGGATGGTCTAGGAACGCGTGGTTACAATCAGCGTAAACATCTTCTCGTTTTCTACGGAAAGATTGAGAATAAGATCCAGGAACGGCGCAGAAAAACACATGACTGGGAGTCGGCGTGCACTGATTTTATAATGCCGAAGGGCGGCGAATACAAACTCACACATTACCAGTATCTGGAGAAGTTAGCAGATGCAAAATATGGTCTCTGTCTTGCTGGCTATGGTAAAAAGTGTCATAGAGAAACTGAATGTATGGCTTTAGGAACAGTGCCCGTGGTCGCAGCTGATGTTGATATGAGCAATTATGCAAATCCACCGATTGAGGGAATTCATTACATACGAGTGCAGGATCCAGCCGAGGCTGACCAAAAGACAGAGGAAACAACGGAGGAGCAGTGGCTTTCCATGTCGCTTGCGTGTAGGGACTGGTGGCTAAAAAATTGTAGTGTAGAGGGATCCTGGCTATTAACGAAGCGCTTAACTGAAGTAATTAAGGTCTAACATATACAGAAGAAATGTCTGCAAGTGGATTTATATTTGAAGAAGTTATGGAGGTTATGCTAAAACTTCTTCAACCGTGTTTTGAGAAAGAGGGATTTACAGTAACAATTCTCGGTGAGCAGCAGATACGTGATAAGTTTAATGAACAATCTCTTAATGGTGTGGATCATTACTTTGAACTGAAAAGTTTTGATCAGCACTACTTATTTTTAATGCAGGAAAAGTGGAAGATTGTTACAAATCAGCGTGAAGTAAGTCAGTTCTTGGACTGCAGCGCACGAATAAGAGCGCGACAACCTGAATTTCACGGTAGACTGTTCCGACTCTGGGTCACACGAACACCACCCTCTGAAAACGGTGCAAAAAGTTTAGAGGAGGGAGCTGCTTACGTAATCCAGTCTACGACTTCTATGACAATGTTAGCACAAAATGCAGGTCTCTTTATTTGTGAACTTATTCAGAAACGCCATTTATCTCAAGAGATGTCTATGAAAATGCCTTCATATTTCATGTCTGATAAACCATTGGAAGCTATGACCCGCGATCTTCAAGTCAAAGAACTACCTCCGCCAACCTTTAAAGCTTCTAAAGTAAAAATTTCAGTGCGTAAAGAGGAAGAATAAATATAAACTATTTATAATATAATATAATATGCTGGATGTTGTTATTGCTATTCTTGTAAAAGATAAAGAAGCAGTATTACCAACATTTTTTAAATGTTTATTAAGTCAGACATTTCCCAAAATAAATACAAGACTTTATATTCGAACCAATGATAATACTGACAGAAGTGAAGAACTGATTTCTGCATTTATAAAGCAGCACGAAGAAAAATATAAATCTATCTTTTATAATAATGCATCTGTTTCTGAAGGTCTTAAGAAGTATAAAAACCATGAATGGAATTCAGAGCGATTTAAGATATTAGGAGAGATTCGTCAAGAGTCAATTCGATATGCTATAAAGTACAGTTGTCACTATTTTGTTATTGATGCAGATAACTTTATTTTACCATCAACATTATCTGATATGGTTGAAGTTGCTTCGTTAGGAGTGATTGCGCCTATGCTTACTACACAAACCGCATATTCAAATTATCATTCATCTATTGATAAAAACGGATACCTATTAAACGATACATTGTGTTTTGAAATTCTATTAAGAAAAGTAAAAGGATGTATTGAAGTTCCAGTAGTACATTGTACATATTTTGTAGCAAATAATATTTTACATAAAGTATCATATGATGACAATAGTTATCGATATGAATATGTAATTTTCAGTCATACTCTTCGTAAACAAAAAATACCACAATATATTGATAATCGCAAAGATTATGGTCGTATAACTTTTGCTATAACAAAAGAAGAGTTTGAACGTGATTGGGCTGTTTACAAAAGTGTTTTTACAGAGATATAAAGTCTAAGGTAGATAGGTAAGAAGAATGGGACAATGTTGTTCTAATCCACTAAATAAAACTGCGCTTGAGGTTATACATAATAAACGTAAATTCTACATAACCATGAAAGATATGCATTTAATAAAAACAATGGATGATTTTCTTTTACATATCAATATAACTAGAAATGAGTGGAAGAAGATGGAACTAACAGGAGAAGATTGGGAACCTCTTTTCTCGTATTCTACATTTCGTATCAAAAATTTTGTCCTTACGCGTCTCAACGGGACAAGAGAACTCGTTGAGATAAAAGCGCTATACCGTAAAAATTGATAGCACCTAAACGCAAATGTTCGCATACATTAACTAAAATGACCACAGAACAAACAGACACTACTAAGTGCCCAATTTGTATCAGTCCATACACATCGTCGGTCAGGCAGAAGATAACCTGCGCCTTTTGTCCATCTGCTGCCTGCCGCTCCTGTACGCAGCAGTTCTTGCTCAGCAGTTTGTCAGAGCCGAGTTGTTACACCTGTAAGCGTGAATGGAATCGCGAGTTCTTGGATCTTCACTTTACAATGGCATTTAGAAAGGGACCATTGAAGCTTCATCGGCGCAAGGTTCTTGTTGACCGAGAGAAGTCTCTTCTGCCGTCTATGCAGATCTACGTAGAGGCGACTGTAAATAGGGACAAGGCGTGGGCAGAGCTTCATCAGATTACACAGAAGTTTAATGAGGCGCATGTAGAGAAGGTTCGTCTAGAGCGTCTATTGACTGTGCTACTTACAGATGAGGAATATGAACAAAGAATGATTCCTCTTCGTCCAGTTAATGCTCGTTATTCGGAATATAGTTATCTTACACGCAGAAAGCGTGATGTATATGATCAACAAGTCGCCTTCTTGGAGGGACGATCAACTAGCAAGATGGCACCGCGTCAGTTTATCATGAAGTGCCCTGGCTCTAGCACGACGACAGCTGAACCGTGCCGCGGATTCTTAAGCACGCAGTGGAAGTGTGGTACATGCCAGCTCTTCTATTGTCACGAATGCCATGCGCTCATAGGGAATTCAAAGGAACTTCCTCATACATGCGAATCAGGAGCCAAGGCGACTGCCGCCCTAATCCAGAAGGAGACAAAGCCGTGCCCCAAGTGCGGTATTCGTATTAGCAAGATCGATGGTTGCGATCAAATGTGGTGCACGAGTTGTCAGACGGCATTCTCATGGAACACTGGGCAGATCATTACGCATCGGATCCACAATCCACATTTCTATGATTGGCAGAGGCGTAACAATAATGGCGCCGCGCCGCGAGAGGTAGGTGATATTCCATGCGGCGGCATTCCAGAGTATTATGCCATCTCACGTAATCTTACAAAGTATTCGCGTGATATGCAGTCAGCACCTCTCGACCAAAGGGCTCATATGCTCCAAGTAAATCATGTTAATCTTATCTATTATATTCATCGCTCACTTACAGATCTGACTGATGTTCGTCTAGGACAGTACCCTTTCATGCGAGTTGCGAATGTAAATCGTGATCTTGATGTACAGTATCTCATGGGAAATTTAACACAGGAGAAGTGGGCGCAGCATTTGGAACAAGGGGAGACGAAGTTTGAACGACGCAGGGAAGTCGGCATGGTTCTTCAGACTTTGTGTCACGTGGGAGCAGAGAAGATGACCGAGATTTCTAACCTATTACAGATCCCAGGCAACAGTAAGAGGATTATTGCGATTCTAGAGGAGCTGGAGCATCTTCGTATCTTTAGTAACGAGGCTCTAAAGAAGAGGGGAAAGCAGATGGGGATTGTTGTTCCGCAAATCAAGGAGAATGATTGGCACTGGTCGATGACCCGTCGCACAGCAGTTATACAGAGAACTGTCGATGACGGATCAACGATTATTTCAGATGACGACAACGAGGTGGAAATTGTTCCTAACACAAATGCGCCAACAGCCACTGTTTAACTTAAACTAGAAAAGACAAACTATTTAGACAATGCGCCTCGCTTTCTGTATTTCTCTGAAAAATCGTTGTAGAAATGAAGTCGACCCAGAAGATTCGCATCAATATATCAAACCTTTTTTAGATAAACTCATCATGTCTCCTTATCCGATGAACAATTTTGAACGTAACGAAGACAAGATAATTCTTACCTTGTTTCCGAAGATGGTTCGATCACTTATAGAGCAGAAGAAGGCGACCGATGACTGGGTCTTGGTTGTCACGGATTTTGGTAGCACAGATGTAAATGTCCAAGAAATGTTAGAGAAAATAATTGGCGACGTAATGCCTTTTCATGTGCATACAGAGACAAATTGGAAGTTTTTTGATCGTGGTGGCGGTCTGAAGACAGCGGCAAAAATCGCCGAGGAGACATTCCAGGCGGACTCTGTCTTTTTTTGCGACGCGGATCTCATTTTCCATGAACGTGATGTCTTTGATGAATGTTACAGGGCGCTTGAAAATGACAAGTTCTTTTACCCGGTTTTTTTCGCCTTTGCGGATACCTCGCATCTCAATGGGTTCTGGCGCGACACATCTTTCGGAAACTTTGCAGGAACTCTTAGAAACTACAAGAAGACAGCTGGATGGAAGCACAATATTAGTTGGGGCTGGGAAGATCGCGCCCTAGCAGATTCTATACCTCAAGAACAAAAGGTTAGGAAACAAGTCAATGGTTTCTGTCATCAGTGGCATCCGATGGTCTGGGAATTCCGTGTGGCAGAATATCCAGTCAAAGAGTATTTATTTAAGAAGGCGGCTGTATCTACATTGCCTCAGGAACTGAATCTATGATTTACATGCTAGGGATTGCTGTCGAATTAGCCACGTCCAATGATCCAATCTAAGTTTATCTGTATGAAAGATTTTACCATTAAACAACTTTACAGTTCTATCAAGTAATTCACGAGTAACATCTGACCAGTTCTTTACAATAAGAACTGGTAAATCATAAAAGAGAGGATCCAGCCCAGAACTTTTTACAATAGGTATACAACCGAGACAGAGGGCTTCCCACGTTCTATGGCAATCATAGCCACCACCCATAGGTGAAAGAACAAACGCGAACATACTTTGACGTTTCCAGCCAGTTACACGAGCTGTATACTCAGGATCATAATAAACAATATCGCTCGGAACAGAAGCAACAACCTCTTTACGATCACCGCGATCTCCAATGCCCCATACAGCGTGATGAAAATTAGAATAACAAAGAGGATAGCGAAGCGCAGGAGACGCCGACTCTTCAATAGAGGCTTCAAGCTCTTTCTCTTGATCTACAGGTAGACGACCAATACCCCAAGGATGTTGTTCACCGACCTTAGAAATCGTATGAAAATCAAGACCAATAGGTAGATGAGTCATTTTATGATGCGTAATCAAGAGATTTTGACAGAACCAATGTTGAAGTCGCTTATCTGCAATAAACGCACTAAATTCATCCTGTGATAAGATACTAAAGGGCATATAATTGTCTGAGTCACCACTAACTAAGACAAAGCGATCGGTAATAAAAGGAAGAACTTCCATTACAAAAGTCCGAATTGCTGAATTACAGACATAGAG